GGTCCGGTTTCAGATCTCAGGACCAGGCCAGAGGCAAGAAGCCAAAGACATAGAATTACCCTGAACGTAATTCAATCAATGTGTGACACGCTAACCGCAAAGATCGCTAAAGCAAAACCAAAGGCCACGTTTCTAACGGACGGCGGATCTTACGAGATGCAGAAGCGAGCAAAGCGATTGGACAAATATGTTCGCGGCCAGTTTTACGCCACCAACATCTACAATGTAATGCCCAAGGTGTTTTTGGATTCATTGGTGTTCGGCTCAGGGTTCCTTCATGTTTTTGAAGGGGACGATGGAATCAATGTCGAGCGTGTTTTTCCTAGTGAAATACTGGTGGATGAGATTGAGGCTCGTTATGCCAGCCCACGTCAGTTCTTCCGTAAGAAGATTGTCAACCGAGATGTCTTGCTTGCGATGTTCCCGGAAAAAACCACTGAGATTATGCTTAGCTCTCAGGACCGAGACGCCTCTGACGAGTATACCGTCATGGAGGGAATAACCGTAATTGAAGCCTTCCATCTGAAAAGCTCAAAAAACAGCACCGATGGTCGCCGCGTAATTTGCGTTGAGGGCGGTACCCTTTTAGATGAAGAGTACAATCGCGATTATGCCCCCTACGTAAAGATCGATTGGACAAGCCGACTATACGGTTACTTTGGCCAAGGACTGGCAGAGCAGCTTAAC